TGGTGTTGGTGCTTTAGGATCTTCATCACCTGGCTCTGCTGTTGCGTCTGCATCTGCTGTTGCGTCTGCATCTGCTGGAGCATCTGCTGGTGGTTCCGGTTGTGTTGGTTTAGGTAATTTAACTTTTTGTTCTGATCCTATTGCAGTAATCTGATCGTTTGTAAGTCCTGCACCTGCTAATATGTTTACAACGGATCCTGTATCTTTAGGTTCGCCCATCTTCTTCCATGTTTTCATTAGCTTATCTAGTGTAACTTTGTTAGCAAGGTTACTTGCACCTGTCTTAACGTTGGATATACCTTTTTTAACTGCTCCGCCTACTGCACCTGCGGCTTTACCTGCGGCGCCTTTAACTGCACCCGCGGCTTTTTTAATTGCGTCCATTGGACCTTCTTCTAGATATTCGTTAAACTGTGTATCGTAATCATAAGCTACTGATTCTTTTTCAGCTTCTGCTTCTTGTTTTACTTTTTCTAATTCTTCTTTGTCTGCTGGTTTTACCGTTGTAGCCTTTTGGGCTTTGTCATCAATTGTTTGTGCCGCACCTTGTAATGCTGAAGCCATCACTTTTGAAGAACCTTCAAGTGAATCATATAAATCATTTAATGATTGGTCTTGTGCCAATAGATCAGTTACCTGGCTCATGTTTAGTGAATCTTTTGGTACGTCTCTTAGAGCATCAATTACTGAACCTACTAGTTTATTCTGTTCGTTGTTTACCATGCCCTTCATGAAACTGTGAAACTCAGCAGTCGCTTTGTAATCTGCCGCCGAAAATGATTCCGCATTGTTCATTGCCGCATTAAGCGCCTTAAATTCTTCTACGTACTCTGGTGCAATAGTTACATCATAATTGTAAAAGAATCCATTGTAGTTACCTGTAACTTGGTAATCTATTGCTCCGTTAAATTGAGCATTCATATCACTAACACTATCGAACCCAAAGTCTTTTGCTACGTCGGCTTTGGCCGCGGCCGCATTTGCCGCCTCCATGGCTTCTTTGTTTGCTAACCATTCTTCTTGTGATGAAGTCATAAAGTTATCTAATATATCTTGTGATAGAAACTTGAATGCCGCACCAGCTAGAGCACCATATGCCGCTGTCTTAATTGACTTACCAACTGCTGTTGAAAGTTTTTCGCCTTTTAATAATCCTGTTGTTGAACGTAATAAGAAACCAGCCGCGGCACCACCTGCCGGACCAGCCGCAAACGCCGCCACCGCAGTTAGAATACCTACTGCTAATGAAGCCTTGCCTGGATTGGCTTTTGCCCAGTCACTTACTTTTTTAATTCCTGCGGCAACCTTTGAATCACTGGAGCCGATTTTCTTTTTTAATTCTTCAAACTTTGCATCAGCATTTTTAATAGGTCCAGCTTCGGCGGCCATCTTACCAAGTTCGTTAATCTTGGCATCAACCTTTTTCATTATATCAACAGGTAGTTTTGCAATATCTCCTGCTTTACCTAATGCTGTTCTATTGTTTCCACTTGCTACTGCACTTGCTTCAGCACCTGTGAATATGTCTGTGATTTGTTTTGCTGTAAGGTCTGCTTCGAAAACTGTTTTAAGTTCCTCCATCAAAGGCCAAAGTTCACGCTCAAATCTACCTAAGTATCTGTGCTGTGACTCTGTTAGTTCACTCCAACCTTCTGTAAGTATGGTCTGCGATCTTGATGTAGTAACTTCGTTCAGTTTCATTGCTTTGTCCTTATAATAACTGTGCCAGTTCTTTTTTCTGTTGTGGATTTAAACTGTCAACTGCTTTTTGTATGTCAGTTGGAATAGCCTTACCGCCAGCTTTAGCTGGAGCGCCTCCACCTGCTGGAGCACTTCCCGGAGCATCTGCTTGATCAGTACCACCTGCTGGTGCATCACCGCCTCCACTATATTTTTGTCCTAGTGTTGCTGGTGCCGACCCTGCTTGTTGTTTTCCTAGGTCACCTTTAAAAGTATCCTGTGCAGTTTTTTGTAAAACATCATCAACCTGCTTAGGTGTCATCTGTCCTGTTAAACCTTTAAGATGTGTAGTTGCAAGTCCTTGCTTTTGCATAAAGTCCTGTACTTGGTCAACTGTTGGTGCTTTTGGATTACCACCTGTTTGACCCATAAATGCTCTATACTGTGTAAACATTTCTTTTGATCTGTCGTTAGCATCAGCTTTTCCCGTCATTCCTGCGGCGGTAGCCTTTGCGCCAACGGCGCCAGCCACTTTTGCGCCTACCTTACGTGCTATATTGCCTAACGCAGAACCACCAGGAGCTTCGCTAACTATATTTTCGCTTGTTATTTGTGTTATTTTCATGGTTTAGTCTCCTGTTACTTTATATTTATACATAATTCATCGAACATACCCCGTAAATACTCTTATGCCTCAGACGAGATATAATGTTTTTGAGATAGGCAACTCTGAACCCTTAACTCAATGCAGTGACGAGCGTGAAGCTGATCTCACGGTACAACAGTTAAAGGACGCTAATCCACAAAAAGAATATAAAGTGGAAGAAGTTGCTGTATACGATAGTGATGCATTTCGTTACGGACGCGATCCGGAATTGCATTAGTAGTTGAGCTAAAGCTCAACTTTGTTTTCGTTAACACTCAAACAATTTTATTATATGTGATAACAATTAGTGCGTTAGCACTTTGCATCATGTAGATAGTTGAGCCATACTTCGCCCGTCTCCGGGCAAAGATTGGTTACATCATGTGAGATGAGATTACCATCTTAACAAAAAGGATTACATTATAATATGTACGGAAGCGGAAACCCGCCAACTCCCTACCTTAGCCTTCGCATAGTTTCGGAACACTAATATACCCTTGTTAAGCAAAATATATTAATGCTGTGGTTGTATCTGTTTCACAGAGCCACATCTTTTAAGCCTTTAGTTAGCTTACCCTTACAACTCGTAAGTTCCGGTCATACTTTGTGACCTCAATACGGGTCGAGCTACCCCGACCAAACAATGTTGTTATGTTATTTGCCTTTTAATGCTTCACGTAATATTTTGGATCCGCCTACTCTGACGTTGATGATACCATTGTAATACTCGTCCTTCTCTAGGACTCTTCTTTCAAACTGTTCTCTTGCCTCTAAATAACTTGCTACGCCTCTACTTGGACAATAGTATAATATCTCTCTTGTAAATTTGTCTTCGCCTATCTGGTTCACGTCTTCTTGTAGTTGATCTGAGGAGCCCCAATAGTCTCTCCAGTCTGATTCTACTTTGCTTCTACGTTTGTTTATCCTACCCTTCAGAGGTGGCCTAGTCTTTTTGAATTTAGCTAGTTTTTTGCCGACGTATTTACGATCGTTGGTTGTATTTGTGATTAAGTAAACAAATGCTTCGCAGTCTTCTGGTAGCTCGTCTACTTTTTTACCCTGATATGTCCATTGCATAGTGATACTTACTCAGTATCATCGCTAGGGCTACCATTTTTGGCTTTGTACTCTTCTATTATTTCTTTTCTACGTTCTGTACACAGTCTACGTATCTCACTTAACCATTTTCTTGAGGATCTTTTGGTACGTTCGCTCTTGCGTACTTCCCAAGCCTCGTTGGCTTTGAAATATTCCAAGTATGCTTTGGTTAATTTATCGTGCGTATCATCCATGTTTTGCTATACCTATAATTCTTTCAATCAAACTACCAAACCCTACCTGCCTTTGCATGGTTAGTAACTCTCTTACACCTAGTGGTCTAAAACTTTCCAAGGTTAGTTCTGCTATTTCGTTTTTATGTTCACCGTTTACTAGATCAACTATTACTTTTGCAGTACCTTTTGTAATCCAAGCATCTCCGTCGTGTTTGTAAGACATTGTTCCGTCTTTATTCATCTTACCTACTACCCACAAATTACTTGCACAACCTCTTATTTTGTTTTCGTCTATTTTATCTTCGTCACTTAACGGTTCTACTTCTCTTGCTAGATCAACCAAATACTGTAATCGGTCATGTCCTTCTAAAGGAGCCATTTCCTCACCACGTTCTTTGATTTTATCTAGTATCATATCATTGCATTATCTCTACATCATTGTCATAAGATGTAAATCCGTTTTCTTTTATAACTTTTAGTACGTTTGTTACACGACTTGCTAATTCTTCTTTGTGCGATATAAGATAAATGTTCTTTTGACGTTCTCTACCCATCTTCTTAAGTATGCTCATACTGTTTTCAACACCATTTGCATCCATACCACTGTCAACTAATTCATCAATAAACAATAAGTTGATGTTCTGATATAGACTTTCCCATACATCACGGAAACTCCAACTCATACCAAGTATAAGTCTATTACGTTCACCTCTACTTAGGTTATCAAAGTCTAGATCCTGTCCTAGTTGTGTAATCTCAACACTTAGATCGTTCTTAAACACCACTGTATGCGGAAGTCCTAGCTTGTCTAAGTAGTATGTAAGTCTATTATTCAAGTATGCAAGGTTCTGATCGATGATCTTCTTACGTATAAAGCTGTCTTTGTTAGTTAATAGTTTATATAAGAAGTCTTGATGTTCTTTAGTACTGTTTAGATCGTTTACAGTATCCCAAGATACTTCTTGTATTGCAGTATCCTCTAAATCTTTAATTTGTTCTTGATATGGATCAAGTTCAGTTGTCTTTTCTTCTAAACTTTTGGTCAAGCTCTCAACATTACCTCTATGTTGATATGCTTCTTTGGCTGTTTCATAAAAGGTATTTGGTTTAGCATCAAGATCACCTAAGGTGGAAATCTTTTCTTCTACCTTGACCATCTTTTCTGCCATGCCAGTTTGATAAATGTGGGCATCACCATAATCCTTTTGTAGCTTGTCTTTCATTTCCTCAAGTTTGTCATCATGTAAGTCTTGTCCACAAGCATAACACTTGGCAGTTTCAAGATCATCGAGATCCTTACCAAGTTTGTTTACGTTATTGTCTGCTTGTTCTAATGCACGTTCAACAGTTGCTTTTTCTTTTGTCAGGTTTGTAAGATGTTTACTGTTCTCGTTCCACTTTTCTAGTTTCTCATGATCTTCTAATTCTTGATCAATGTCTAAGTGTTCAAGTTCTCTAATTGCTTTTGCAAGTTTATCACAGTCTTGTTTGTTTTGTGCGATCCAAGCCTTGCGTCTACTATGTAACCTATCAATATTCTCTTTAATCTTTTCGTTACTGTCTTTGACTGCTGTTATTCTAGCATTTTCTTCAGTTAGCCTATCTCTATTAATACGTACCTGCTCCCTTAACAGTTCAGCCTTCTCAGAAAGTAATGTAATACCAAGTAGTTGTTCTATAATAGCACGTTGATCATTGTTCTTCAGTGCTAAGAAGGGCTCTGTGTACGTATTAAGTGCCACAATATGCTTGAACATATCATGACTCATACCTAATAGGCTGTTGATATCCAACTGTGTCTTACGTGAATCACCTTGGCTTTCATCAGTAAGCTCTTGTTCCTTGTTGTCAATCTTGAATTTTAGTGTGTTAGGCTTACGTCCTCTTTCAATATGATATTCTTTACCATCTTTATCAAATGCTAGTGTAACCAACATACCCTTGTTGTTAGTTTTGTTTACAAGATTATCTCGCCTAATGTTCGTTAGTGCTTGGCCGTACAGGGCATATGACAACGCATTAATAATTGTAGTCTTACCTGTACCGTTACGTGAACCAGAATCGTCACCTCCTTGATCTAAGTTTTCGCCAAGCACTAACGTTAGTTGTTGTTTGTTGAAGTCTACACCTTGTGTAGTGTTACCTACACTCATAAAGTTCTTAACTGTAAGGCTTTTTATCTTAATCATCTTTGCTTAAATCTCTATATATTGAAAGTAGTTTACTTTTGTCGAAACTATCCGACTCGATAGCTTCAATTTCTTTAGCAACAATCTCATCTACACTTTCAAACTTCGTAATATCTATGTTTGAGTTGATTTCTTCGTCCTGTGTGTTAGGAATAAGAGAAATTTCTCTACATTCATAGTCTTTCATGAAAGTTTCTTTGATAAAGTTTGCTTCTTCATAACTAATAGGTAAGTCTAATGTAACACGTAGGTACATTTTACTTTTTATTAGTGTATCTTTCTCATCTAACAGTCTGGAAAGTTTTACTGTTCTATATTTAGGACAGTTCCACCAGTTAATGTACTGTGGTTCACCTCCATGTTCAAGTATCATCATACCACGTTCATCATCCCAGGCATCTGCGTAATTGTGAGGAAGTGCATTACCTATATAATGAACAGGACCTTTTACTTGTCTCTTATGGAAGTGACCACTAAACACATAATCTTGGTTCTTGAAATGATCTGCTTGTAGTTCACCCGTGTCAGGCATCTGAACCATAGCATTCATATAAAAGTTTGGAAGTTCAAAGTGACCAAATATGTATTTGCTTTTTATTTTAGGAATCTTTTTCCATTCATCACCAACTAACCAAGGAATAAGTGTTACATCACCTTCGGTCATCATCTCATTGACCATTGTAATACCTTCAATGTGTCTTGCAAAGTCGATGGAATTAATATCTCTTTTGTCTTTGTAGTATAAATCGTGATTACCAGGAAAGAAATAAAACTTTTCAAAAGCCTTACCTAGCTTCTCAAGGCTTCTAATGGTTGCATCCATGGTAGTAATGTTCAGACTGTTTCGATTATGATGCCAGTCACCGCAAAATATTCCAGTTTCACAACCGTTTTCTTTTGCTTGTTCTATATACCAATCAATGAATTCTTCACAGTCATCATTATGCACCTTTGAGTTTGACTTCAAACCAAAGTGTATGTCTGTAAATACTGCCGCTTTCTTAAACAAACCTAATCCTCACAATTTATTATATTGTACACGATAAAGATAAAATAGTCAAACTTTATTTGTCCGAAGTATCTTTTGTGTTTTGACGTTCCACACTCTTCTCCCACTGACCTTGATTCTGTCTGGTAAAGGAAGGATTCATATGATTCATTTCTAAAATATCATCACGTATGTTTTGATTACGTTTTTCGATATTAATGATTCTTACAAACGAGTTAGTAACAGCCGCGGTGTAGTAAGCAAAAGGATTGTTTGATTTTGATTCATCAAACTGTAAGCCAATCTGTGTCAATTGAAGAATAGCCTGTCCTTTCATCTCATCGTTATATGTATAACCTCTAACGTTACCTCTTGTTGCATAACGTTCACAAAGTTTCATCCACATCAAAGCAAGTTTATTGGTTGCCATTCCGTGACCTTTGTTAAAGTTACCATTTGACATACCACCTTCCCAGTGGCTCTTACCTACACATACAAGTTCGTTCTTCTCGTTGAACTTATAATGCTGAAATGGTGGAAAATTTAATTTTGTCTTAGTATCTGCTATAGTTTTAGGATTTTTCTTCCTACCTTTTTCTTCTGGAATGTGATCATACATCATAATTCGGAATACTACATCCGTTTTAGCTATTTTTCTGTAGTCTACGGCACAATCAGCCTGCTTAACCTTTTCGCCGGCTCCTTTCCTTGACTCATATTCCTTCAAACCAATGCGTTTAGCCTGGTTTCTTTTAGCATCTGCTATAGTTCTTATGTTAATCTTATCTATACTAGGTAGAATTATATCATATTGTGCAAAATCTTCGTCTGTATAACTACAAAACGTATTTTTTGATTTATGTATTTCTGCCAGTATATCTCTATTGTTGAGATAATTCACTCTTTTCATATTTGTTTTCTCCAAACCTTAAATAATACATTATTATAAACTACGTAGTTAAAAAAGTCAACTAAATACTTGTAGGAGTTAGCCAATATGTCAACATTCAGAACAGTAAACGGTAGAACAGTAATTTCGTCTGATAACCAAGTTCGTAAAGACGGTTTCACCGATCGTGAACGTGCCAATGAATTTAGCATGGGTCCACATAGTGGTTCCGAGCCTGGAGCCGCAGTAGCCTCTAAAGGTACACCGGAAGGTGCACAGGCATTTATGGATTCCATGGGAATGGGCAAAGGGTTACGTAGTAAGAATATTCCAAAAGATGGAATGCCGGGGCTAGGCGAGATACAACATAATTCGTCAGCTACATTTAAAAAATCAGTCAACCAAGACTGGCGTGTTAAATTAAGTATACCCACTATTGAACCTTTCTCAACTGCGGGTATGTTAGCTCCTTTGAAAAAGACGGGCGGTTTAGTTTTTCCATATACTCCAACTATTATTGTGGCACACAGCGCCAATTATAATACAATGGCCCCTACACATACTAATTATCCGTACTTTGCTTACCAGAATTCACAAGTGGATCAGTTGGTTATTACAGGTGACTTTTTCTGTCAGAATGGTACAGAAGCACAGTATTGGGTTGGTGCCTTGCACTATCTAAGAAGCATGACAAAAATGTTCTTTGGTGGCGAAGCAAGTACACTAGGAGCACCACCTCCAGTAGTAAAATTAAATGGTTATGGTGATTACATTTTTAATAATGTTCCAGTAATCATAACACAGTTTACAGTTGACCTTCCACAGGACGTTGACTATATTGCAACAGGTCACCCTGATGGGGTAAATGATATTCCTAAAAATCATCCTGAAGCAAGACAGGCGGCCACCGATGAAAGAGCAGGTCCAATTGGTTGGGCACCTTCACAAAGTTTAATAACTGTTACGGTACAACCGATCTACAGCAGAAGAGAAGTTGAGAAATTTAGCTTGAACAAATATGTTAGTGGTGGATATGTTGGCGATGGAGGATTTATTTAATGGCAACATATAAACAGTCAAGTCCTTACAAAGCAACCTCAATGAATCCTAGTGGAGAACATTTAGGATTTTATCAAATTAGAACTATACCTGCACAGTCTGATGATGCAACATATACTATTGAACCACAGTACCATCAAAGACCAGACTTGTTAGCATATGATATGTATGACAACCCAAATCTATGGTGGGTATTTTGTCAACGTAATTTAGATACTATGGAAGATCCTATATACGATTTCAAGTCAGGGGCAACCATATACGTACCAAAAGGTGGACCGTTAAAAAGTATGCTAGGAGTCTAACATGGCTGTACCTAATAATTCAAAAGCAGAAAAAACATTAACCACTCAAGAAAGACTTGATGCTGTTAGCAAAGAAAAAGCAGAAAAATTCGACGATACCCTAACAGGTAAAAATAACAAAGCCACAACTGATTTACAAGGTGACCTTGACAAGGTAGGTAAAGATAAAGACGCCGATAAAACAGCAACCAAAGACGGTGCTGAAAAAGGCACTGAAGAACCTTCAGAACCAAAAGTTTATATTCATACAGATCTTGTAGCTGTTGAGCCTAACATAATGGACCAGTTCCGTACACACAGTCAGATTTGGTCATTATTTTGTTTAACTCCTGACGAGGCTTCAAAACCAGATGAAACATTTATGCAAAGCGAACCTATGATTAATGTTATCAAGGGTGGTGGCGGAAGTCAGAATATTAAAGAAGGTAGACGTGCAACAACTTTAACCGAAGATACCTTCGGCAGAGTAGAATACTATATCGACAATGTCCGTATAGAATCAGTATTACAACCAGGCGGTATGGGATCAAGGATGCCAGCGGTTCACACATTTCAATTTGAAGTTACAGAGCCATACAGTCTTGGTAACTTTATGGAAAGTTTACAGGTAGCGGCAGTTACAGCCGGATACAAACAATATATTTCAGCACCTTTTTTATTAATGTGTGAGTTCATTGGACACACAGATGAGAACACTACCAAAAGAGTTGCAAAAAGATATTTTCCTATACAATTAAGTACCACATCAATCACTGCTGACGCAGGAGGAACCAAATACGATATCCAAGCAACTGCTAGGAACGGTGCTTGTTATACAGATGCAATACAGATGTTACAAACAGATGTAACAATCATTGGCGGAACAGTTGAAGAAGCACTTCAAAGTGGAAGTCAAAGTCTAACAAGAGTAATGAACACAACACTACTTGAAAGAGAAGAGTCAGAAACAGAACAGTTTGCTGATGAATATATTATTATGTTTCCTAAGGAAGAAAATCTTGCAAGTAAGACTTTTGCAACATCACCAGATGAGACCACAGGAAAAGCAACATATGATCCGCAGAAAGAATATGAATCAAGATATGGTGCATCCCAGGGTGTACAGAAGTTAAACTATGAAGAATGGTTTCAAAGTGTTACAGGCTTTGGTGTTAAAAGATCAAAAACAAGTGATGCAATAAGAACCAGCACAACACAACAAGAAAATATTAGTGTAATAGGTAAGTCAACACTACTAGAACAAAAACTAGAAGCTGGAGGCATTAAACCTGGAACTTATTATGCAAGTTACGACAAAGAGAAACAGATATTTGAACAAGGTCAGATAGCCATACCACCAGACAAAAGAGCTTTTAAATTTACCAAAGGTACAACGCTGAACACGATTATTGAGGAGATAGTTGTTACTAGTAGATATGGATTAGCCTTAACAACACAAGACCTTGATAAAGAAGGTTACAGAAATTGGTTTACGATACAAGGGTGTGTGTACGATGTTCCTGTGAAGCAGGTAGAAGATGCTAAAGCAAGAATGCCTAAGATTTATGTGTTCAAGGTTATACCATACAAGGTTCATTCAAGTGTTTGGCAGGCTCCACAAACTGTTACCGAAGGACAAGAGGAAATAAAAAGAAAAGTAAGAAAAGCATACAATTATATCTACACAGGAATGAACAAAGATATTTTAGACTTTGACATCAAGTACGAAACTAGATTCTTAACTCCTACACCGATGGACAAGAAACCCGAAATACCAAATGCATATCTTGCCTCTGCAACAGTAAGTGAAGAAGGTACTATAATTGCCAACGCTCCAGGATCGGCAGAAACACCAAAAGTAAATCCGTTAAAGGTTGTTGGTGCGTCTGACATAGCAAACATAACAACAGGTGTAACAGCCGCCAATGCCACAACCAAAGGTAAGATAGCTAGAGAATTTCACAAGGCACTTATCAACAGTACAGTTGACTTGGTTAATGTAAATTTAAAAATTATGGGGGATCCTTGGTATCTGTCAGACAGTGGTATAGGAAACTATCAAGCAAAATCTGGATTCATGATGTTTGATGATGAAAAAAAGCAGATGGATTATGTAAGACAGCAGGTATTCATTTACCTAAACTTTAGAACACCTTTTGATATTGATCCGGTCAGTGAAGGCGGATTGCTTACGTCCAAGGGAGGAATGGTAGTTAAATCCTTTAGCGGATTATACAGAGTTACCGTAGTTGCTAGTGACTTTAGTGGCGGACAGTTTACACAGGAACTAACACTTATCAGAGCGCCTAATCAAACGAATCTAGATACAGATCAAAAACCAACTGGAATAGCTAATCCAACTGAGAAGAAGCCAGCTCCAAAGGGTGAAGGTCCAGACAAGAAAAGCCATAAGTCAATGGAAACACAGATGATGGTTGATGACTTTGCCGCTGTCAAGAAGAAGCCTATTCCAATGCAAGCCAAGATAGCTGAACTCAGAGCCATGGCACTAGCAAATCAAAATCGGATAAACATTGGACAAGAACTGATAGATCAGTTTAATGCAGGTGCAGACATAACAAAAGATTTAGATTCAGCAGTTAATTTAGCTGTAAATGAAATCAAAGGAAGATTAACATAATGGCCGGATTACCAGAAAAAAATCAAAACATAGACAGGACCAGTAAGTATACCGCTCCTGAATTTAAACCTGGTCCGTTTGAAGCTGTTGTTATAAACAATTTAGATCCTGAATTCCATGGAGCCATAACTGTACAACTAAGAAAAATGAACGAGTCGCAAGGTATTGCTTTTGCAGACGGCGAATTATATACAGCAAAATATCTGCAACCATTTGGAGGATCAACTCCTGGGTTTGGAAGTACAAAGAATACAGGATACAAAGACAGCCAACAGAGCTACGGTATGTGGATGGTTCCACCAGATGTGGGAACGACAGTATTGGTTATATTTGCAGAAGGTAATCCTAATATGTGTTACTGGTTAGGTGTTGTACAAGACAAGTTTATGAACTTTAGTGTACCGGGTCATGCCGCAACAACACTTCTTAACGAAGATGTTCCAGATAACCTAAAAGGTAAAAAGTTACCAGCAAGTGAATACAACAAAGTATTAAATCCTGGAACACAACAAGACCCTACTAGATATTTAAAACCCTATCAAAAAACATTTACTGACAACCTTGTTGCACAAGGATTGTTGGAAGATGAAACACGTGGTATAACAAGTTCAAGTGCAAGGCGTGAAGTGCCTAGTGCAGTATTTGGGATAAACACACCTGGACCTGTAGACAAGAGTCCAGGATCACCACAGGTTAAGATAGGTTCAAAGGACGACAATACAAGTGTGTTCAAGGCAAGACTTGGTGGAACAAGTTTTGTTTTTGATGATGGTAATGACAAGTACCTAAGAAAAAAATCTGCAAGTGAAGGAGCCCCTGACTATGCAGATGTAAACCAAGGTGAACTGGACGGTCAAAGAGATCTATTGCACAACGAACTTGTGAGATTGCGTACACGTACAGGACACCAAATACTTTTACACAACACGGAAGACTTGATATATCTAGGAAATGCTAGAGGTACTGCTTGGATAGAATTAACATCAGATGGCAAGATTGACATATTTGCACAGGATTCAATCAGTATGCACACAGCAAATGATTTTAACCTTACAGCAGACAGAAACGTTACAATAGAAGCAGGTGCTAATCTAAGCCTAAAAGCATCAGGAGATTATGTTGGAGACAAGATTCTCAAAGGAAGAGTACAGATAGAATCAAACAAGAATACAAATATACTAGTGGGCGGTAGCACCAAGATTACAACAACTTCAGACTTTGATATAAACACAGGTGGAGCAAACAAACTTACAGCAGGCGGAACTACTGATATACTCAGCGGAGGCAACCATACAGAAACCGCTTCCGAAATCCATATGAATGGACCGCAGGCGGCTACGGCCGCTACCGCGTCCGCTCTGTCCGTACATCGCGTACCTGGTCACACAACACTTGGTGTTCTTTCACAACGTTCACCACAAGCTGAACCTTGGACACACCATGAGAATTTAAACCCGTTAGCATTTAAAATTGCACTTACAGATAGGGATTTAGTGACTACAGTAGCAAATCCTTTACCAACACCAACCACAGCTGATGTGTTTAAAAAGGAATTCAAAGCATAGGTAAATATTGTTATGGCAGACTTATATAAAAAAATTACAGTACCATCAGGAGTAAACCAGCAACCGGTTACTACTAATCGTGCCTATAAGGGTACAAGTACAGTTAATCCTGATAATAACAGCAAAAGGCTGTTTGACATAGGACTTATTAAACAAGATTTATTGAATCACTTCCACATTAGACAAGGTGAGAAGCTGATGAATCCAGAATTTGGAACAGTGATATGGGACGCAATACATGAACCTTTAACAGAGGATATGAAAGAAGCTATTGCAAAGAACGTTACACAGGTCGTAAACAGCGATCCACGTATAGCTGTTTCTAGTATAGTAATTGATTCGTATGAGAGCGGAATAATAATTGATGTTGATTTGATGTATTTGCCATACAATATTTCAGAAAAACTGAGGTTGACTTTTGATGAAGAGTCAGGCTCTTATTAAGTACGTACTTTACGGATTACAATAAATAGTAATATTAAGGAAAGCAAATGTCGTCAACAAATAGACAAAACAGATTATTGTTAGCTGAAGATTGGAAAAAGGTCTATCAGTCATTTAGAAATGCAGAATTTAAGTCGTATGACTTTGATAATCTGCGTCGTACAATGATCAACTATATACGACAAAATTATCCAGAAGATTTTAACGATTATATTGAATCAAGTGAGTACCTTGCATTAATTGACCTTATAGCTTTCCTAGGTCAAAATATTGCTTTCCGCGTAGATTTAAATGCTAGAGAAAACTTTTTAGAGTTAGCTGAACGTAGAGAATCAGTTTTACGTTTAGCTAGGCTCTTATCATACAATCCAAAACGTAATCAAACAGCAAACGGATTGCTTAAATTTGAAAGTGTAAGTACATCAGAGGACATAGTTGATTCAAATGGTACTAACCTATCAAACCAAACAGTTTTATGGAACGACCCTGCAAACACAAACTGGAGAGAACAGTTTGAAAAAGTTTTAAATGCGTCATTGCCAGTAAACAGCATTGTAGGTAGACCTATCAAAAAAGATACTGTTGAAGGAGTACCAACATACCAATACAGATTTGATGCAAGTAATACAGATGTTCCTGTTTATACTTTTAGTAAAAACGTTGACGGAAAGAATTTACAATTTCAAGTTGTTTCGACAGATGTTAATAACGGTGTTATATCAGAAGAAGCACCACTACCTGGAAACAGTTTAGGATTTTTATATAGAGATGACGGAAGAGGACCTGGAAGTTCTAACACAGGATACTTTTCACATTTTAGACAAGGTACATTAGATACAGGTACTTTTAATATTACATCTCCTAGCACGAATCAAACAATAGGACTTGAAGCAACTAACATCAACAACACAGATGTTTGGTTATACAGATTAAATTCAATTGGGGCTGAGGACGAAATATGGACAAAGGTTGATTCAACTGAAGGTAATAACATTGTATACAACAGTATAAGAAAAAATATGAGAAATATCTTTGGAGTATTAAGTAAATCACAAGACTCAGTTGATTTAATTTTTAGTGATGGTACGTTTGGTAACTTACCACAAGGAAACTTTAGAACATATTATAGAACAAGTGTAAACGATCAATACAATATTGTTCCAGCAGATTTAGTTAACATCAGTGTGTCAATACCTTACACATCGAAAACAGGCAATCAAGAAACACTTACGATTGCGTTGGAGTTAAAATATACTGTTGACAATGCAACCATTTCAGAAAGTAATGCAAGTATTAGACAGAATGCTCCAAGTACATATTACACACAGAACAGAATGGTTACTGGAGAAGACTATCAAGTAAGTCCTTTAGGAATTAGCCAAGAAATTATTAAAGTAAAAAGTGTAAACAGAACTTCAAGTGGTATTTCAAGATACTACGATTTATTAGATGCTACAGGAAAATATTCTAGCACCAACTTATATGGTGCTGACGGCGTCATTTACAAAGACTCTTACACAGATAAAACATCTTTTACGTTTAGTACTAAAACAGACGTACAGGGCGTTCTAGTAAACACTATAACACCAATATTAAGCCAGAAGCAAATGTTGAATTATTATTTGACTAACTTTCCTAAGACGCTTGTTGCTGACTTGGGTGCAAAATGGTCAAGTAAAACTACAACAACAAATCAATCTACAGGATCATTTGTTGATGCAAATAGTACATCATTACAAGTAGGAAGTTTTACTGCCAGTGCATTAAAATTTATTGAACCAGGCACACTATTAAAATTTGTTGCACCAACAGGAAAACATTTCATGGCAAACAACAGTCATGCTTTAATGACTGGAAATCCAGATCATCCTAATGCAATAACTTACAAATGGGTAAAAGTTGTAAGTGTTACTGGAGATGGAAGAACAGACAACACAGATGGCACAGGACCAATTATATTAAATGACATAATTCCTTCAGATGCTGTTTTATCAGAATTAAAACCTAAGTTCAGTAAAACATTGTTAACTGATGTACAGTCACAGATTACAGATCAAATATTTGCTTACAAAACATTTGGTTTAAGATATGATAGTGCATTAAGACAATGGCGTATGATTACTGCAACTAACTTAGATATTTCAAGCAATTTTAGTACAGGTAAAACAGGTGATGTTACAGACCAAGCATTAGATTCAAGTTGGCTAGTATTATTTGAAACAGACGGTGAAAAATATACAGTTACTTCAAGAGCACAACGATACGTTTTTGAAAGTAACGAGGAAATTAGATTTTACTATGATAGTACGAGCAAAATATTTGATAACAGAACAGGTAAAGTTATTAAAGACAAAATTGCAGTATTAAGTATTAATACACAACCAGATAGTACAAGTCCTTTTACAATAGATTATCCATGGGAAATATCTAAAGAATATAGAGACGGAGACGGATACATTGACAGTAAAAAAGTTGAAGTAAGTTTTTATGATTCAGACTCTGATGGAGTTGTAGATGATCCTGAAACGTTTATTGCACTAGTTGATGAAACAACTAATCCTTTAACAAAATACGTTTTCTTGGAAAAATATACATCATCAGATGGTATTGATGACTACAAGTATATGGATAATAGTTCTGGTAGTGTACTAGTAAAACAAAGTGAAAGTCTTGTTGGTGCATTAAGCACATACACAGATGGCCAGGTATTTTACCTAGTTACTGAAGACGTATTTAAAGTATACAGCTCGACAGCAGGCACACTATCATTAACAACTGATTATAAAGCATACATAGGTAGAAGTGGACTTAAATTCCATTACGTTCATTCAGCAGATGATGACAGCAGAATTGATCCAAGTTCAAGTAACTTAATTGACAGTTACTTACTAACAAGAACTTATGATACAGAGTTTAGAAGATATCTAGATGGTACAGTTTTAAATAAACCTCTACCACCTAGCAGTGACAATCTGTTTAACAACTACGGTTCTGAAATTAACAAGATTAAATCTATCAGTGATGACGTAATTTACCACCCGGTAAAATATAAAGTTTTATTTGGATCAAAAGCAGATGCTCAAGTACAAGCAAACATTAAAATAGTTAAGAATCCAGATCAGGTTGTTAACGATAACGATATTAAGGCAAGAGTTATTTCAGCAATGAATGGCTATTTTGCTTTAGAAAATTGGGATTTCGGTGATACGTTTCATTTCTCAGAGATGGCTACTTATATTATGAACGAAGTTGCACCTGATCTAGTAAACATTGTAATTGTTCCTAAACAAGACTCTCAAGGATTTGGAAGTCTTTACGAAATCAAGTCAGAAGCAGATGAAGTTTTTGTTAGCGGAGCAACAGTTGACGATGTAGCAATTATTGATGCAATTACGGCAAGTAAATTAAAAGCATCAGGAACTGTTCTTACATCAACAGCTACTACGTCAAGTGGTGTTACAAGTGGATCTAGTTATACAGCGGCATCAACAGTTTCAAGTTCTTCAAGTTCAAGTTCTTCAAGTTCAAGTTCTTCAAGTTCTTCAAGTTCAAGTAGTAGAAGCTCTGGGAGTGGTTATTAATGGCATATGATGATAATCAAAACGAATATCCTTTACCGGCTGGAACATCAGACACTAGCCGTACTAGGACCAGTGCTGAACATCTTCCAAGATATTTTAGGACTTCACATAATAAAAAATTCTTAAGTGCTACACTTGACCAGTTATTAAATCCAGGTGTTGCAGAAAAGATTAGTTCTTACTATGGTAGAAGAATTGCTAAAGCACGTAAGGCATCTGATACTTACGTAAGTGATGTTAGCACACAAAGAGAAAATTATCAACTAGAACCTGCAACAGTTATTAAGGATACGTTAAACAACGTAACGTTTTACAAAGATTATAACGATTTAAAAAACCAAGTTAAAGCATTTAATGGTACTGTTGATAACGATAGTAAATTATTCAGTCAAGAGTATTATGCTTGGAATCCTAATGTTGATTGGGATAAGTTTACAAACTTTAGAGATTACTACTGGTTAGAAAATGGACCATTAAGTATTCCTGTTGTTGGACAAGCAAAAGGATTAACAAGTACATATACAGTTACAAGTGTAGATAACTTAGATAATAAAGCATATCTTTTTACACCTGATGGACAAACACAGAATCCAACACTTAAATTATATAGAGGACAAACGTATAAGTTTGATATCAATACCCCAGGTATGCCGATGTCAATCAAGACAGCTAGAACGTTAGATAGTGCATACAATTATAGTGTAGGTATTAGCGATAGCACACATACAACAGACGTAGGAACTATTGAATTTACAGTTGACGTACTTGCACCAGATACATTATATTATGTAAATGGTAACGATATTAATGCAAGTGGATTGATACAAGTTTATGATATTTTAGATAACACAGCTATTGATGTTGAAGCAGAGATAGTTGGTAAGAAAACATACTCAATGACAAACGGATATGAAATGTCAAACGGTATGAAAGTAAACTTCCAAGGTACAGTAACGCCTACAAAATATGCCGAAGGCAATTGGTATGTTGAAGGAGTGGGTAGTGAAATAAAACTTATTAACGAAAAAGATATTGAAGTACCTGGTACAGTAAGCACAAACCAGCCAATCCTGTTTGATAGTCAAAAGTTTGATAGAGCACCTTTTAGTAATGCAAATGCCTGGGCAACAACAAAAGATTATATTGTACAAAACAGAGCTTCAACAAGTAAAAGTTCTTGGTCAAGATATAACAAGTGGTTTCATAAGTCAGTACTAGAAGCTACAGCATTAATCAATGACGAACCTAGTGATGTTAATCAAACAGGTAGAGCTACAAGACCAATTATTGAATTTGATCCAACACTTAAATTATGGAACTTTGGTACTGAAGCAAAACAAGATGTTGACTTACTAGACACATTTACAGCTGATGTATTTTCAACTGTTGAAGGTGCAATAGGTTACAACATTGATGGCGTAGATGTTGCTGACGGAATGAGAATTTTATTTACTGCTGATCCAGATACAAGAGTCGCAGGTAAGATTTTTAAAGTTAAATTTATTATACATAACTTTGTAAGACAAATCAGCTTAATAGAAGAAACAGATACAACACCTTTATTAAATGAAACTGTATTAATCAAAGATGGTACAGACTATAAAGGAAAGATGTGGTTTTATAACGGAACCAAATGGAAAGCTGGACAAGACAAAACAGCAGTTAATCAATCTCCAACCTTTGACCTATATGATCAAAGTGGAGTAGACTTTAACGATACAACAAGTTATCCTAACTCAACCTTTGTAGGAACTAAATTATTTTCTTACAAAAAAGGCACAGGAACCAACGATACTGTACTAGGTTTTCCTTTAACATATAGGGCATTAGAAAACACAGGTGATATTGTATTTGATTTTAATTTATTACAAGACGAGTTTACATATCAAACTAGCAACGCAAGTGCTACAGCAAAAACAGAAGTTGGTCTTTTAAGAAGATATACTGACAGAACAACATTTACATATACTTCGGGGTGGACTAAAGGTTATGAAGATAGTAAACAGTTAGTTAATAGACAGTATGTCGTAGATACGCAATACAATGACTTTCCAATTGACGTTTATAAAGATAGTGGTAACTTAAATGACTTATGGGTAAGAGTTTATGTAAACAATAAACGTAAAAAACCTCTTACAGATTATACTGTTAACAGAATTAATAAGATTGCATATATTACTTTTACTACACCTTTAGTAAAAGACGATATACTTTTAATTAAAACAAAAAGTGATACAAAGAAAAATGCAAACGGCATTTATGAAATAGCATCAAACTTAGAAAGCAATCCACTTAATAATAATATTGGATCGTTTACACTAGGAGAAGTTAACGACCATGTTGAAAGCATCTGCGAAATGCGTGATGACTTTGTAGGTGATTTTCCAGGTACAGGTAATCTAAGAGATTTAGGAGACCTGTCTGCTTATGGTACAAAATTTTTACAACATAGTGGACCTTTTAATTTAGCAAACTACCATATCACTAATAAAGATGCTAACATCATAAAAGCAGTACAATTTGCTAGAAGAGAATACGGTAAGTTTAGAAAGCTATTTTTACAGACAGCAGATACTTTAGGATTTGATGGACAAAATAAAATTCACTTTGATAAAGTGATGGAAAAACTTAACAACAGTAAAACTAGCGATATGCCGTTTTACTTTAGTGACATGATAGGTTACCTAAGTTCTAAAAAATCAACTCATATTGTACAGAATCCAAGCACACAATATTATGCATTGAACACAGCATTTGATCTTACATCAGTTGGTAATAGATCTGTAAACGTTTATATTAACGGAGTACAGCTTATAGAAGGAACTGATTACATATTTGAAGCAAACTATAGTGGCTTTGTAACTATTACAAAAACTAAGGTTATTGGAGATACTATTGACATATACGAATATAGCAATACTGATGGATCATACATTCCACCTACACCAACCAAGTTAGGCTTATATCCTAAATTTGTTCCTCAAAAGTTTTCAGATACAACATACCAAACACCGGTTGATGTTATCCAAGGGCATGATGGAAATATATTTGTTGCTTATAATGATTATAGAGATGACTTATTACTTGAACTAGAAAAAAGAATTTATAATAATATTAAAGTTGACTATGATGCTACTATGGTTAACATACACGAATTCATTGGTGGAGAAACTAGAGATACAGGATTTACTAGAGCCTCAAGAGATAAGGCACTACTATCTGAATTTATAGAATGGAGTAATTTACTAGGAAGTCCAGATTACACAGACTATAGTTTCTGGGCTAGATCAAATAGTTTTACGTACAACTATAGCAGTACTAATAGTCCAAGCGGAAAACAAAATGCAGGATACTGGAGAGCAGTATACAAAGAAGCATATGATACTGATCGTCCTCATACTCATCCATGGGAAATGTTAGGATATAGTTTAAAACCAACTTGGTGGGATACAGTTTACGGTGCGGCTCCTTATACAAGTGAAAATAAAATTTTATGGAAAGATCTTGAAGATGGTATAATCAGAATTCCAGGACAACCTGTAACTTATAATAGCAACTATGCTAGAACTGATTTAACAAGGCACATTCCAGTTGACGATGGTGGTAACTTATTAAGTCCATTAGATTCAAACTATGCAAAAGATTACATTAGTAACAGAACACAAAATCCATTTGTGTTTGGTGATCAATCACCTACTGAAACTGCTTGGCGCAGAAGTTCTGAATATCCATTTGCATTAATAACAGCCTGGATGCTTAACCAACCAACTAAGATTATAGGACTAGGATATGATAGAGCAAGAATTAAACGTAATCCTGCTAAAGAAGTTATCTATAGTGAAACTAATAAAAGACTTAGATTAGAAGATTTAGTATTTCCTAATACGGATCAGGATACAACAAGAGTAACTACATCAGGACTTGTAAACTATATTGCTGAATACATGAACAGCAAAACAATTAAGTATTATTCACAGTTTAAAACTGATTTAAAAAGTGTTACCAATCAACTAGGGTTAAAGATTGGTGGATATACAGAAAAAACTAAATTTAAACTAGCACTAGATTCAAGAACTCCTTATAATGAAGGTAATGTTTTTGTTCCAGAAGAAAACTATCAAGTATTTCTTAACAAGAGTAGCGTAATTGATCTTATTCCATACAGTGGTGTAATTATAGAAAAAGTTGCCGCTGGATTTATTGTTAGAGGATACAACTACAATAACCCTTACTTCAAATACTATTCACCTGTTGAACTTGCAGATGATCCGATAGCAAGGGTTGGCGGAGTTACAGAAAGTTTTGTAACTTGGACAGGCGGCCAAAGTTATAGCCCAGGACTAATTGTTGAGTTTGGAAGTCAATATTACATGACTGAAACACAACACATTGCCGGTGATAATTTTGATCAATCAAAATTTGTTAAATTAGCTGAACTACCTGTAACAGGAGGAAGAACAGCAAAATTCCATAAACAATGGAATGAAGGAATTAACGACGAACCGTTAGAGTTAGCTTATGGTACTATGTTTAGGACTATACAAGGAGTTGTTGATTTCCTATTAGGATATGAAAGATATCTAAATGCACAAGGATTTAAGTTTGAACAATACAACACAGAGATAAATCAAGTTGAAGATTGGCGTCTAAGTGCAAGAGAATTTATGTTCTGGACTACACAGAACTGGGCAGAGAATAGTGTTATAACTTTAAGTGCAGGTGCTAACAAACTTTGTTTCTATAAAGAAAATCATGTTGCAGATAATATTTTTGATAACTTCTACGGTTACAATATGTTTAAAGCAGATGGTAAAAAGTTATTACAAGCATTTGTAAACACATATAGAGACAACGACAACTATGTGGAAATTACTACCAAGAATACAGCAGATGGAATTTATGCTGTTAAGATTCCTTTAATACAAGTTGAACACGTTGTATTACTTGACAACACTACTGTATTCAAAGATTACATTTATGATTTAGAACCAGGATATAGACAAGAAAGAATTAAGGTATTAGGATATAGAACTGATCAATGGACTGGTGGATTTAATATTCCAGGATTTGTTTTTGATGATGTTAAGATTACAGAATGGGATACATGGACAGATTACGCACTTGGCGATACAGTTAAGTACAAAGAATTTTATTATGTTGCAAAGGTAAAAGTACCAGGAGCAGAAACCTTTGATGAGTCTAGCTGGGAACGTTTACGTACAAAACCACAGTCTGGATTGATTGCAAACCTAGACTATAAAGCAAAACAGTTTGGTGACTTTTATGACTTAGACACAGATAACTTTGATGAAGGTCAACAAAAAGTTGCACAACATCTAATTGGTTATCAAAAACGTCAATACTTAGAAAATATTATTAATGATGATGTTTCACAGTACAAATTCTATCAAGGATTTATTCAAGACAAAGGTACAAAAAATTCACTAACTAAACTGTTTGATGCATTATCAAATACTACAACGGATAGTGTAGAGTTCTATGAAGAATGGGCAGTGAGACTTGGCCAACTAGGATCATCACAATCCTTTGACGAAGTTGAGTACAAGTTAGACGAATCTAAATTTAGATTAAGTCCTCAACCTGTAGAACTTGTAAGTTCTATAACAGGACAAGAAACAGATTTAATTTATAGACAAAGACCGTTTGAAACTTATTTAAAACCAGACGGCTATGATCATAAACCATTCCCTGTTCAATACAAGGATAAGGATTACATTCAGACTGCTGGATACGTAAATTCTGCAGATGTTAAATCACAAGTAGCAAAGTATGATGATATATTAGCCTTAACATTGACTAACTATAACATTGGTGATTATATATGGACTGGTACTGGTAAATCAACTACAAGCTGGGACGTATTAAAATACACACGTACAGATTTCCAACTTAAATCAATTGGTTCAGATACCAATGCAGGTACAACTACATTTTCCTTAAAAGCAGGACAAATGGCTACTTTTGCCGCTAATGATATTATTGGAATTATTGATGCTCCTGGTGCCGAGAAGTTTTATAAAGTAAAAGAATGTGTCTTAGGTACTATCGTTTGTTACGCAAATGGAGTTACACCAGATCTAGCAGAAGCACAAGATCCATCAGCTAACTTTGGATTTGTTACTCACTTTGTTTCATCCAGAGTAGCATCTTTAGAAGAAGCTAACACAAGACTAATTAATAGCCAACTAAAAGTAGGCGAAACTATATGGGTTGATGACGACAGCAATAGTCGTTGGGTAGTTTTACAAAATAATCCAACACACTCGCAACACCAAGTTATATCAAATGTTGAAACAGGTGATGCAAGTACAAACTTTGGTAAGGTAATTGCTTGTGATGAAAGAAACGCAACATTAATGGTGGGTGCTTCTGAATCAAACAAAGTTTACGTTTATCAAAGAACAAGTGATGGAGGACAATATCAACACGCACAGACTATTACTGCTCCAACAGATTTATACACAGGTAACGGTAAGTTTGGTACAGGACTAGGACTATCAAGAGATAGCAAATGGTTAGTTGTAGGTGCACCGCAGGCTAGTAATTTAAAAACTAAATTTAGTGGAAACTTTACAGGAAGTCAAAGTTATGCTAAAGGCGACATTGTAAACTATCAAGAAAATTTCTGGGAAGCACAATTTCCTATTTCGGCGGCGCAAGGTACATTAACATTTAACAGTTTTTATGATACTGCCGATATTGCAGAAGCAAGTTGGAATGGAACAGCTTATCCAAACGTAGTATATGCCATAAGAGGAAACTACAACTTTAATGTTCCAACAGATCATATGCTTATTAGAGCTCCAACGGCTCAGTATGAAGGATCAGCTGTTGGTGATGCACTTGTATTAAACTGGAAACAGTATTCACAAAATTATCCAAACGGAATAGTACCATTTGGTAGTAACGGTCCGGGCGTGGCACAATTTGAAGGCAGTAAAACTATTGCAAGTAAAGTTGATGCTGTACTTTACTTTGATAACTTACTAAGAACTCCGGTTATTGGAGATACTATATCAACAGCTACAGCAATAGGTGTAGTTGATTACATTCACGTTGAGAACGTAAACCAAGCAACAATTTATATTAAAGATTCAAATGGTCAGTTTACTGACAGTGGATCAGCAACAATAGATTCAGTTTCAATGGGAACTTATGTTGCAGTTAATCCTTTAAACTCCGCGGCATCATTTGGTGGCTGGTGGAAGGTTTCAGGCTTAACAGCATTTACTTCAAGTGTTAAAGATATTACTACTCCACAATTTGTAGTACAAGATATTATTACAACACAGGAAAGTAAAACTCCTGAAGTATACTACAACACAATGGATGATGTGTATGCACTAAATCAAATAACAGATCCAACCAAAGGCGGTAAGTTAGGACATCTAAGTTATTATAACAAACAAGGTATGCCTGATCTAAGTCCTTACTGGTTCTTTAGAGCTCCAAAGGCTTGGACAGATACTTTAACTGTTGGTGACACTTTTAAAATGGAAGTTAACCAGGTCAGAAATAGTTTAGGTACTGTTTTTGATCCTGCAACATTAGGTTTAAATTTATCTTACACTAACCAGGCACTTGGACATGAAGTTTATGATCTTTGGGACGGTTACGTTGATGTAACATTTACAAATTTTGATAACCAAGGTAATCCTTTTATTCCGCAAATAGGCGACATAATTGTTGATCAAACAACAGGTGCAGAAGCCTACGTGGCATATTTACAGGAACAATTATTAGATTGTAGACTTTATATTAAAAATAAAACAGGTGCGTTTAAGTTTGGAAATTTAAATGCTGATACAAGTACCATTGCAATTAAAAATGGTGTGAGTGCTGGTATTGATAGATTGTCAGGAAGACTAGATGCTACTGACCAGTCAAGTAATACAACAGGTAAACTAGTTGTTGTTAGATTTACTGATTCAACGCAGTTACCTGTAACAACACCTTCGTTTAGGAACGAAGTTGAGATTCATGTTTATAATGATAGAACAGTAAGCGGTGTTGCAAGAACACCAAACTATCCTAATCCACTTAACAAAGATTGGGTACAGGTTAGTGCAATTAAGGCAGACTCTTCAGGAGTAGCAAGTTCATTTAGTAATGAAGGTGTATACTTTGTATATGAAAGAATGGGTACAGGACTATATTCTTTCCAACACGGTTATACTAATCCACAAAGAGATAACAATCGTAACTTAGGTACTCAAATTGAAATAACTAAATCTAACATACTAGATAATTTTTATAGAGTATTCATAAGTGCCCCTGGAGACGGTACTGTAAGCAACAGTGGTAGAATACACTTTGTCAATCATGGTACAGATTCAACTGGCACAGTTTACGAGTGGGCAAGAAGTAAGAACTTAAACTTCAAAGGTGAGTATGATGCCGCATTATCTTATTATACCAATGATATTGTTTTATATCAAGGTAGCTTCTATGAGGCAACAACTAACTTAACACCGGGTACTTTTAGTATATCATACTGGACACTTTTAACTTCAACTATTGATTATATAGGTTATGTTCCTAATGATACAAGTTTAACAGTTAGTGACGATAGCACATTTGACAAAAACACATTAACAAATTACGCACATCCGTTTGCAATTAGCAAGTACGGAGATTTGATTGCAACTGTGGCAGACTTTAATGATAGTGATCCTAAGATAATAATTTACAGATTAAACAATGGTCATTATGATTTTTCACAGATGATTACTGCTCCTGCAACAGGCATTGGCTTCGGAACATCAGTAAGCCTTAACGATGACGGAGATATGTTAGCCGTAGGTGCTCCACTAGACGATACTCGTTCAAACGACAATGGTAAAGTTTATCTTTATACAAGTAGTGCTGGTACGTTTACAAATACACAGGTAATATACAGTCCTGAAAATGATGTTGCTGAACGATTTGGTGCATCATTAGACTTTGAAGGCAACGATTTAATAGTAAGTTCTAAAGGTGGCGATCTTGTAACATCAACATCTTTTGATACACTAACAACTACATTTGATAATAACTTAACACAGTTTGAAAGTGTTAATGCAGATAGTGGACAAGTGTTCATGTATCAGAAGGTTAAAAACAAATTACTTTATTCAGAGAAGTTTAATTATAAAAATGCTTCTACAGAAAGATTCGGTGAGTACTTGCTGTTTAATGAAAACCATGTATATGTACCGATGCCAGAGCTTTCTGTAACAGACAATAACTACATTGGAACATTATTAGATTACAAATCAGCAAGAGGAATCAAACCTTGGAAAGAGTTACGTAATCCTACAGAGCAAGTTGATCTAAGTAAGTTTAAAGGTGTATTCATTTACAACATAACTTCTAATCCTAAGGCGCAAACGATTGATTATATTGATCCTATACAAGGAAAAATTGCAGGAGCGGCCGAAGAAGAATTAACTTATAAAACGCATTATGATCCTGCTGTTTATACAACAGGTACAGCAACGCCAAGTACAGTTATTGATCCAGAAAATTATTGGGCTGATAGTTACGTTGGTAAGTTATGGTGGGATATAAGTACAGCTAAATTTGTAAATCCTTATCAAGGAAACATAGTTTACAATACTGCAAACTGGAATAGATTATTTACAGGTGCAAGTATTGATGTATACGAGTGGGTAGAAACACAATTATCTCCAACGGCTTGGACAGCATTAGCAGATACGGAAGAAGGACTATCTAAAGGTATAAGTGGTACTCCTAGAAGTTTAACAGAATTTACACAAATACAAAAATACGACGAAGTGTCTAAAGGATTCTTTAACAAGTATTACTATTGGGTCAAGAACAAGAAAATTATTCCACCACTAGAGTGGAGAAAAACTTCAGCTTATGATGTTTCACAGTTGATTACAGATCCAGCGGCACAAGGACAAAAATTTGTTGCCATGTATTCCAATAACAGGTTTGGATTATACAACTGTCAATCATTAGTAAGTGGTCCAAATAATGCTATTAACTTCCGTTATTGGAAGATAGATAATAAAAATATTAATGCACACAATCAGTATCAGATTATATCTGAAGGATTAGACACTAGTACGCCTAATGCAGAATTAGAACGCAAATGGTACGATAGTTTAATTGGTGTTGATAAAAATGACAGACCAGTTCCAGATCCAATATTAAGTGAAAAACAAAGATATGGTATATTAGACAGACCAAGACAAGGTATGTTTAAGAATCGTGTTGAAGCTCTAAAACAAACTGTTGAAAGAGCCAACGATGTATTAAAGAAAAACTTAATTGTTGATGAATATAATTTAACAAACTTTTTAAGCAAAGATGCAATACCTACTTTATTAAGTAGAAAGTTTGATAAGTCAGTAACAACTCATGCTGAACTAGGATTTGTAGGAATATCAAATGTTATTCCAGCAGTAATAACACCAGTGTTTGTGAATGGTAAACTTGACAGATTAACAATTACAAATGGAGGTAAAGGATATACAACAGTTCCAACATACACATTTAGTAATGTAGGTAATGGTTCAGGTGCAGAAATAACTCTAGAAATTAATACAGCAGGTACAGTAACAAGTGCAACTGTTAAAAATTCAGGATCAGGGTATGCAACAACAACTGGTTTAGAAATAAGAAAATATAGTGTACTAGTTAGTGTAGACGAAACAGTTAGTAACAAGTGGGCAATATATGCCTACAATAATTTAACTAAACTTTGGGAAAGAACTTCAAGTTCAAGCTATGATACAACTAACTGGTGGGACTATGCAGATTGGTATGACACAGGTTACAGTGAATTTACTGAAGTAGATTTCCTAGTTGACTACTCATATGAGCTAGAAGGATTATCAGATACTATAGGAGATATTGTTAAAATATCTATAATCGGAACAGGCGGTTGGTTACTACTTGAGAAGATTAGTAATGACGGAGCCGACTACACTACAAAATATAAAACAGTAGGTAGAGAGAACGGAACTATACAATTAAAAACAGCATTGTATAATCCAGCAAACAGTAATGTTGGTTACGATGGATTAAGTTATGATACTTCATTTTACGATGATCAACCAACTCTTGAATTAAGAAATATTTTAACAGGGTTACGAGATCATATCTTTATAAACACTCTTGCTGTTGAGTACAATAACTTATTCTTTGCAAGTATGCGTTATGCTTTTGCAGAACAACCTAATGTTGATTGGGCATTTAAAACTAGTTTCTTAAAAGCAAAACATAATGCTGGTGATTTACAACAGAAAATTACTTTCCAAAATGATAGCTTACCAAGTTATGAAAAATTTGTTGAAGAAGCTAAACCTTATAAAACTAAAGTTAGAGAATATATAAGTTCTTACACAAAAACTGATCCAACTAGCACAGGCGTAACAGATTTTGATATGCCACCAGCTTTCAGTGTTGACGATGGTAAAATTGTTCCTGCAAGTTTAAAAGTTAAAGATAATTTAATATATGGACAGGATGCAAATATTACAAGCTATCCTAACAAATACTGGGCAGACAACGTTGGGTTTGAAGTTACTAAAGTTAACATTAAAAGTGGCGGTTCAGGATACTTAGAAGTTCCGCAGATTAAATTTAGTGGCGGCGGCGGCACAGGTGCTAAGGCAACAGCTACACTTGGTAGTGGCGGATCGATAAAATATATTACAGTTACAAATCCAGGATCTGGATACTTATCTGCTCCAACTATTACTATTGATGGTACACAGAATCAATCAAGTTATAGTATAGCTACAATAACAGCTGAAATAGGAAATAGCAAAGTAAGAAGTATTCATCACGTTTCAAGATTTGATAGAACAACTGGAACTTTCTTAATTACAACATTATCACAAACAGAAACATTTACTGGTACTGGTAGTCAAACAACTTTCAATCTTAAGTTTCCAATGGATTTGAGAACTACACAGGTTGAAATTACAGTAGCAGGAGTTGAAAGTTTACAGAGTGAATATGCAGTTAGTAATATAGAATACACAGACAAGTCTTATGTAAGATACAAAGGTCGCATTACATTTACAGAACCACCAGTAACAGGTTCAGCGATTGTTGTTAAGTATTCTAAGTCTATTGATATGCTACAAGCACAGGATAGAATTAATTTATTTTATAGTCCAACAACAGGAATGTTAGGTAATGATGTTTCACAATTAATGGACGGTGTTGATTATGGTGGAATTGAAGTTAAGAGTTTCACGTTTGGTTCTGGAACAGGTTGGTCAAGTGATCCTTATTACACTACTACTTGGGACACATATGATAATACCTACGAAGACGAAGTGTTTACACTTGATGGAAGTACAAACGTATTTGCACTTGCTAAACCATTAGAAAATGGTGTAGTATATAATGTATACAAAAACGGAATAAGAATTGATGACGAGACATGGGACGGAAGTAGCATTGGAACAACTAATAATCCTAATGCAGTTATGCTACCGATTACAGGTTCAGGACAAACTTCAGTTCAATTAAACGAAACATTAATTCCTACAGTAGCAAATGATGTTATTGTAATTAGAAAAGCATCAAGCGATGGATCATTTATTCCAGATCCAGATGGGTATGACACATTATTACAAGGTGGTAATCTAGCTTACGAAAGTGCTAGAGGAATTAAAGCAGAAGAAATTGTTGTTGACGGTGATGGGTTTGTTACTCCACTAACATCAAAAGGTCCTGAGGAACTTGTTCCAGGACAGGTATTAGATACACTTGATATTAAAGTATATGAAAGAACCGGAGATGGTTCAAGTGTGTTACACAGTTATAACTACTTAGGTGACGGAACAAACAAAGACTTTGATATTAATTATGTTCCAATGAGTCAAAAAGATGTATGGATAAAAGTACATGGCACTATTTTATCTGATACAGAATTTACAGTAGACTATCAAAATAAAAAAATTAAGTTAACTACTGCTCCAGGAGATCAGCAACAGGTACACATTATTACAATGAGTAATAACGGTGAGCATATACTAGATGTTGATCAGTTTACAGGTGACGGGTCAACAGCACAATTTGTTACTCCTATAAAATATAAATCTACATTAAGTTTCTTCTTAACTGTTGATGGAAGAACAGTAAACGTTGACATGGCAGAAACAGATGCAACTTATAATGTTGGACAAGGATTGTGCGTATTTAAGATGGGTACAGCACCAGCTGATAATTCAGTTATACAATATGCAATATTTGATAGTGCAAGTAAATCATTCTCACAAATTGCAACAGATACATTTACAGGCGATGGAACAAATAAAGTGTTTACACTTGCACAAACACCATTGAATCAAAAACCATTAGAACATAATGTAATTGTTAAAGTTGGAAACAAGATATTAAGAGCAGGATACAATCAGTCATTTAATATAACAACAGCTAACAGGCAATACCAGTTAAGAGATTATCAAATTAGTCAAGCTGGTGTAGGTGCTAACCAAGTAAGAGTATTCCTAAATGGAGTAGAACAAACTCTTACACAAAGTTGGAACTGGGATACATTTAACGCAACAGTAAATCTTTTTGCAGACGTAGGTGTTGACGGTGACGTGCTAGATGTTTATGTAATTGACAATGGTGAATATGCATTTGGTTACTTAGATGGTAACGGATTATGGGTTGAAACTACAGATAAAGTTTACCTTGATACTGCTCCAGCTAATAATGAAAGTGTAACAGTTTATCAATTAACTAATCATGATGTTAGAAAAATTGAAAGAATGAACTTAGATGTTGTTACTAGAAATCCTGTAACAGTTGGTACAGATAATTATGCTGAATACCATCAGTTAACAAATGGAATTATTAAATTACGTAAAGCGGCCATTGATGCTGAATATGTTTGGATTACTAAAAACGGAGCATTGTTAACACCAAGTGTTGATTATTACTTACAAGATGATAAGCAGTCAATTAGAATGGTAATAGATGTTGCGGCTAATGATAGTCTTGAGTTGATACACTTCTCAAACAGTACAATAGTTGGTAAGTTTGGTTACAGACAGTTCAAAGATATGCTAAACAGAACACACTTTAAACGTTTAGGTGATAATGTAGAGTACACACTAGCAGAAAACTTAAACTGGTACGATACTAAGATATTTGTAACTAACGCAGATACTTTGCCTAATCCAAACAGAGATAGAGGTATTCCAGGTATTGTATTCATTGGTGGAGAACGTGTTGAATATTACTTAAAAGAAGATGGTGCTTTAAGACAGTTACGCAGAGGTACACTTGGAACAGGTATCAAAACGATACACAAAGCAGGAGCACAGGTGTTTGATCAGAGTGTTTACCAGACTGTACCGTATAAAGATGAAACTAGAACACAAACGTTTACAGCAGATGGCTCGACTAGAGCTGTAACTGTAGACTTTACACCAAACAACGTAAATGAATTTGAAATTTTTGTAGGTGGACGTAGATTACGCAAAAATGCGATAAGTTCCTTCAATCCAATCACTGATTTGGACAGTCCAGAGGGAGATTCTACATTACCAGCAGAATTTAGTGTTGATGGAGTCAATCCAGTAGTAACACTAACTGATACACCAGCGATTAACACCAAGATAACGGTGGTTAGACGCATTGGTAAAACATGGACTGACTCAGGAACTCCATTGAGATTGCAAGAAAATGACATTGGAAGGTTCTTAAGGAACAAAGAGGTGACGTTACCTAAATAAATACACTTGTAGGATATAAACATGACAGACATTTTTAAAGATAATTCAGGAGTTCTTTTGCAAGGACACATAAAGATACATAACCCAGAAAGCGGTGAAATCTTTGTGGATAAGCGAAATGCTATCCATTATGAGAATATGAGTATTTCACTAGCAGAAAGTTTAGCTAATCAAGGACAAGGAATGATATATTCCATGAACTTTGGTAATGGTGGTACATCCGTCGATCCAACGGGTATTATTACATACCTATCACCAAATAGCACAGGTACAAATGCTAGTTTGTACAATCAAACATACACTAAAGTAATTGACGATAATTCAATCAACAACACAGATCCTACAAGAAACAAGATTGAAACACGTCACGTTAGTGGAACAAATTACACAGACATCGTTGCAACTTGCTTACTAGACTATGGTGAGCCAAGTGGACAAGATGCATTAGATAACGCAACAAGTTCAAGTAGTTTATATGTATTTGATGAACTAGGACTTGTAAGCTATGCAACAAGTGGTACAGGTAGATTACTAACACACGTTATATTCCACCCAGTACAAAAAAGTTTAAACAGACTTATCCAGATAGACTATACTGTAAGAGTACAAAGTTTAACTGGATTTAACGAGGCGTAATATAAATGGCTTATACGGTAAACCATACAGACCTAGCTAACAAGGGTAGCATAACAGTTGAAGATAATACTCTCAACCAAACAACTACTTTGTCTCTTCCAGGTAGGAATACAACTGCCTACGGAACTGCTATTGCAGAAAACTTTTTACACTTACTAGAAAACTTTACAAATTCAACAGCACCAGGAAATCCAATCGAAGGACAACTATGGTACGATAATACTCCAGGTGTTGATATGCTTAAACTATATGATGGAACTACTTGGATTAGTGCATCAGGTTTAAAGAAAGCAACAACACAACCAGGTGCGGCACAATCAGTAACAGGAGACCTTTGGGTTGATACTGATAACCAACAATTATATTTGTACACAGGTTCAGGTTGGGTACTAGTAGGACCACAATTTAGTGATGGACTTTCAACAGGTGTTAGAGCAACTTCAATAGTTGGAACTAATAATGTTAGTTACACTTGTTTAATTGTAGAAGTTAGTGCAAAGACATTAGCAATTTATTCAACAGCGACATTTACACCTAAGACAACACTTACAGGGTTTACATCAATCAAGCCTGGATTTAATTTAAGTTCAGCAGATATTACAGGTGCTGGCGCAGGAAAATATTACGGTGTTGCAGAAAAGGCAGAAGCATTAGTAATTGCTGGAGAAACTATTCCGGCAACAAACTTTATACGTAACGATGCAACATCACAAAGTTTATTTCCTATTACCGTAAAAAACAACGGTGGTATAACAGTTGGAGCATCAAGTACTTTAAGTGTTGGGGTTGAAGGACAGGCTGGACTTATCAGTCATAACACTTCAGGTTCAAACATTGACATTAGAGTAAACAATAACGGTGTGTCACAAACTGTAATGAGAATTGATTCAACTGCTAAAGTTGGTATTAACAATTTATCACCAGATCAACCATTAGACGTTGTAGGTAATATTCAAACAGACAGTCAACTATTAGTAGACGGTACAACAGACGCATCAACAATATCAACAGGAAGTATTATTACTAAAGGTGGTGTTGGTATTGCTAAGAAATTATTTGTAGGCAGTGATACGAATCTTGCAGGACTTACAACTACAGCAAACATTGTTCCTAACACAACTACTGCACGTAACTTAGGTACTGCTAACGAACAATGGTTAAACGTTTATTCACAAAACTTTATAGGTAATTTAACAGGTAACGTTACAGGAACAGTTTCAGGACGTTCAGGTTCAACAGATAAACTTGCTAGTTCAACGACTTTCCAAATGCAAGGAGATGTTACTGCGGGGTCATTTACATTTGACGGACAAGATGCAAGTACTAAAACATTTACAACAACAATTTCAAATGCCTTTGTTGCTAACAAAACAGAAGTTTCAAGCTCGTTATCAACAGATGAATTTTTAATTAACAGAGTAACTGGTGATACAGGTGTTTACAAAGTATCAAGAACAAATTTATTTAAAGCTATTCCTACATTACCAATTGGAATGATATCACCATATGGTGGAGATACTGCTCCGCAAGATTGGGTATTGTGTTATGGACAGGAAGTAACTATTGCAGAGTATCAAAACTTATTTAATGTGGTTGGTTATAACTTTAAAGATCAATCATTGGTAGCGGCAGGTAAATTTGCACTACCTGACTTAAGAGGTAGATTCCCACTAGGTAAAGATAACATGGGTGGCGGATCAGCAAACGTTGTAACATCAGCGGCGGCAGATACAATGGGAAGTGTTGAAGGACAACAGAACCAAACTATTGCAGTTACAAACTTACCAGAACACGAACACGATTTAAGAGGACCAAGCGGAGATCAATATTACACTATTAGAGATGTAAGTGGTACTCCAAATGACGCACAAGGTATTCAATATGATGCTCCAACTGGATCACAAGCAGGCCAGGCATATCCTACATCAGGAGGAGTATTAACAAACAATGCATTAGGTTCAGCAGTTGATATTATGAATCCATATATGGCATTGAACTATATCATGTATGCCGGGGAGAACACAGCAACATGAGTTATAAACTAAACAAAACCGACGGCACATTACTCGTAGATTTAGTTGATGGATCATTAGATACTACTACAACAAGCATTGGCCTTATAGGAAAAAACTATTCAGGATTTGGTGAAACACTAAACGAAAACCAAATCAAGATGTTAGAAAATTTTGCTAACACATCAGCACCAAGTGTTCCACTAATAGGACAGCTATGGTATGATAAATCACAGGGAAGAATTAAAGTTTACGATGGAACAACATTTAGAGAAAGTGGTGGACCTATTGTATCAACTTCACAACCAGCAAACCTTGTAAGTGGTGACCTTTGGTTAAACAGCTTAACTAATCAATTATATTTTTATGATGGTACAGACTTAGAACTAGCTGGGCCAATATACACAGCTCAACAAGGTAAGACAGGATTTGAAACCACTACAGCTTTAGATACACAAAACAATAGTAAAACTATTATCAAGATGTACATCGGTGGTACAATGATGGGTGTATGGGCTAATGAAGAATTTACTCCAGCAGTAGGTTATACTGTATCAGGACTTACAGGTAACATTAAAAAAGGATTTACTCCTATTGATGCTACATCAACTGGAACAGTTTATAGAGGCGTAGCAAACGCGGCACTTAATTTAGTTAACTCTGCAGGAGTTGAAAAGAGTGCGGCACAGTTTTTACCTGCAGACGCATCAGGAACAACAACAGGTGCATTAACAGTTAGTAATACTGGTGGTGTAACTATTGGTACTGCTCAGAACAACATTCAAAAGATTGTAGGAACTGCTTTTGTAAGTGAGAACCAACTATCAAATCATGATTGGAAAGTTAGAGTTAGAAAAACTACAGGATACGTAGATGCTATTGTTATTGATACAGATATTTCTAGTTTAGGAATATTTAAAAGTTCACCAACATCAACTTTACACGTAGGTGGTGATGCAACTATTGATGGTAACCTAGTAGTAAAAGGATCAACATTTAACGTAGATGTTGGTAATTTAAGAGTTGAAGATAAGCAAATTGAACTTGCAATACAATCAGATAGTTCAGTGGGCAACAACGCCGCAGTAGATCTTGGTGGTGTTGTTCTTAAATCTTCAGATAATGATAAAGAATTTATATGGCGTAACTCAACAAACGCATGGACATCAAGTGTAAACGTTGACCTAGCACCAACAATGGGATATTATGTTGATGGAGCAGAAGTATTAAACAAAACTTCAATAGGATCAACAGTAACATCAGCAACAGGTATAACACAGGTTGGTACACTAACTAGTTTAGCAGTTGATAATATTACACTTAACAACTATGCAATTGGCACATCAGGTGGTGGATTACAGTTAACAAGTGATGGTTCGATTACTATTACTAATAATCAGAAGATTACAGGATTAGCTGAACCAACAACCAACACAGATGCGGCAACAAAATTTTACGTCGACGATTCATTTGATAATGAACCAGTTATTGTACCATTAGATATTACAGGGTTAAGTAATGCCAATATTGCTACAATTATTGAGGACATTTATCCGGCGGCAACAAAGAAAACGGGTTCATATGCTTATGTACCAACTAGCACATTAACAGGTGCTACTGTTAGTGGAATTGACATAAACTCCGTAGCAAACAAATCTTTTATAGCTGTTGATGCCAACGGTGTACAAAACCAGAGTGTATTACAAGATGTTGCCTTTAGTGCGGCATCAGGTACTGTAAGTTCATCTGTTACTAGGGGCCTAAAAAGGTTCAAAGTACAGGCTGGAGCATGGGTGTTTGACACTAATCTAGGTAGCAGTGGCGGGCTATGGTAAAAGATAAATAACATTATAGGGGTTAATAACAATGGCATATACTATAGATAGATACAGCGGAGTAACTTTAACAACAGTTGAAGATGGTACCGTTGACCAAACTACCGATATCAAGCTAGTAGGTAAAAACTATGCTGGTTACGGTGAAATACAAAATGAGAATTTTTTACATCTGCTAGAGAACTTTAGCGGAACTTCACAACCACCTAAAGCAATTTCAGGGCAAATTTGGTTTGATGCTACAGCATCTAAACTTAAATTTTATGATGGTTCTAAGTTTAGAACAACAGGTGGAGCAGAAGTAAGTGCAACACAACCGGCTGGTTTAGCCACTGGTGATTTATGGTGGGATAGCACAAACGAACAATTATACGCATACAATGGAACAGGTTACGTACTGATTGGACCACAAGGTTCAGGAACTACTGTAACACAGATGAAAACTGTTTCAGTACGTGATACAACTAGTATAAACAGAGTAGTCATTCAAGCCGTTGTTAATGATGAAGTAATTTATATTATTAGTGCAGTATCATTTACTATTGATTCAACAGATCCAAGTAATGCAATTACAGGATTTGACGTAGTCAAAAAAGGATTAACTCTAAGAAATACACAAAACGCAACAGGTGGTGTTACAAGTTCAACAGATTACTACTGGGGTACAGCAAGTAACTCATTAAAACTTGGTGGATATAGTGCTACTGACTTTGCATTAGCAGGATCAGGATCATTTACTTCACTTGTTAGCTTTGCAGACGCAGGTATTTCAATTGGTAACTCAAACGATCTTAAAATTTATGTTGAAAATGATAACGAAGGTGTTATTTCAAATGAAGTTGGTACTAAAATTGAATTTAAAGTTGATGATTCAGTAGGTACTAACACTCATGCACTTACTATTGAGTCAACAGGATTACATCCTGCAACAAACAATACATTCAATATAGGTAAAGCAGGAACTAAATTTAATACAATTTATGCAACAACATTTAATGGTACAGCTTCACAGGCTTCAACATTAGCCGTTGGAGCAAATTATCGTTCAGCCTCAACAGCGGCAACTAATGACACAGTAGCAGTTAGAGATGGATCAGGTAATTTAGTAGCAAACTTATTTACAGGTACAGCTACACAGGCACAATACGCTGACTTGGCAGAGAAATACACAACTGACCAAGAACATCCTGTAGGAACTATCATGACTATTCCTACATTAAGAGATGGAGAGTTTGATTGTGAAATGATAGCTTGTGATTTAGCTGGAATACCAACAGGTGTTATATCCGACAAACCAGCATACTTAATGAATGCTGAATCAGAAGGACAAGCAGTAGCACTAAAAGGTAAAGTTCCAGTAAGAGTTGTAGGTCCAGCATTTAAAGGCGAGCCGATTTATTCAAACGTTGATGGTATAGGTTCACAAGTTATACAAGACGGTAAAATGATTGGTATTGCACTTGAAACTAAAGAAGATGAAGAAGAAAAACTAGTCGAAGTATTTTTGAAGGTTTAAATTAAATGGCAATCGGTGATATTATTACAGCGGCAAGGTATAACAACTTGCAATCAAGAGTAGCAACAATCTTAGGAACGGGTTCAGGTGATGACGGATACGGTCAAACACTAAACTCTAATCAAGTTGGAGTGTCTACTAACATCACTGCTAGTCATATGTCAACACTATATACAGATGTTGCAAACGGAAGGGTACACCAAACAGGTACAGCACCTTCAGAGATAGCAATAATTACACAAGGTTCAACAATTTTAGATAGTGATACAGTTAATAAAAAAGGTGTAGCACAGTTTGAAAATTTAACAACTACCTTAGAGAACGAAAAGTTTCAAATACACAGTTCTCAAGCAACGGCAGAAGCGGCCAAAACAGCTCAATACTCAAGTGCTTGGAACGGAACACTGGTACATTTACTAGATGTAACATTTAGTTCAGCGGACCACCGTAGACAATTCTTTAATGCAGGTGGAGAAATCCGTTTTGCAAGTAATATTACATACCTAGGCTCTAGTGCAAAAACTATTGACTGGATGGGTATGCTTGTAAATATGGGAACTGTTAAGATGGGATATACTTCTACAGCGGCAACTGGTTCAGGATCAGGGTCAACTACAGGATTCCATGATCTTACAACATCTTTCCAAACACTTTTTACTAAAAATGGTACAGGATTATATGCGGCCAACAACTATACATTGAAGGCTAAATTGGTTGGAACTACTCAAGTCCAATTTAGAGCTGAATGGAATGACGCAAACACAGGTAATCCAAACTACGATGAAGACGTTCAGGGTGTTGTAAACAGTACAGTTACTCAATATCGTGCAACAGGCGTATACGTAGAAGTACCAACTCCAACACATAGCACAAACGGCAGTTCAAACTTAACATAGTCCACTAATTTTTTGTCTAAATAGTATAAAGAATTAGGATTACTGTTATGGACGAACGATTAAAAAAAGCCCTCGATTTTTCAAACTACATGGTTACTCTTAATAACCAAAAAAGGGTGCTAAAAGAAAAATATTTTGAATCAAGAATTCACTATTTCAATGGTGGACAATTTTCTGTAACCAGAGAACTACTTACTTTTGTTGGGCAGTTATGCGACAAAGGAGACAACGCCAACATTCCGATAATAGATGATAATGACGTACCGATAAAAGTCGTAAACTTAGATGAGTTTTATGATGATATCCTGGACATCTATTTTACAGCTTCAAACGAATACCATCAAGAGTATGAAAAGATTAGGTCTAAACGCAAGGTCTCTGGATTGGTAGAGTACGATGAAGAGTAAAGGTGCTTTAATATTTGCCAGAAATAATGCACAGATAGATTACATCAAACAAGCACATTATTCAGCAAAAAGAATTAAGAAATTTCTAAACATACCCACTAGCATAGTTACGGATAGTGTAGATTATTTAAAGGAAACATATAAGGATTATGAAGAAGTATTTGATAAGGTCATTGAAGTGCCTTTCACAAACAATTCGACTACTAAAAGATATTTTGATGGGTCGGGAGTAGCAAAGCATTTACAGTTTAAGAACGATATGCGTACAAATGCATATGAGCTAACACCGTATGATGAAACTTTACTATTAGATAGTGATTATATTATTGCAAACAGATTATTCAAGCATTGTTTTGAACAAGATCATGACTTTTTAATTTTTAAAAATGCAATAGATCTAACAGGACATAGAAACACAGATGAATTTCAAAAGATAAGTGACGCAAGTGTAGACTTTTATTGGGCTACTGTTATATTCTTTAGAAAGTCAGAAGAAAACAAAATATTCTTTGACCTAACAAAGCACATACAGGAAAACTGGGATCACTATAACAGTATCTTTCAAGTAAACAGAGGTACCTTCCGTAACGACCATGTGTTTAGTGTAGCAATACACATAATGAATGGTTATCAATCAGGAGATTTTGCTCGTAAGCTACCTGGTAAGAAGTATTATACAGCAGATAGAGATATATTATGGGATTTAAAAGATGATAACTTTTTATTTTTGTTAGAAAAGGAAAATCATCTAGGAGAGTATACGCCATTGCGTATTAAAGGAAGTAATGTTCATGTTATGAACAAGTTTAGTCTTAATAGAATCATAGATAGAGGAGAAATGTAGTGGAAATCATCTGGCACATATTACTTACAGTCTGTTTGAAAGGTAATTGCTTAACACAAGATGTACAATGGTTTGAAACTCAACAAGAGTGTAACTTAATGCTTAAACGATATAAAGATATACCATTTGATGGTAAATGGGACACAGTAGATTATGTGTGTAAACCAGTTGGGAGCAAAAGTGCCTAAGATAGTTTACGTTACTGAGGAACATATTTCCTGTACAGGTGAGAATGATGATCACCCTAAGGTATATTACACACTCAAGAACGGTGAAGCAATATGTGGATATTGCAATATTAAATATATT